CAGTTGAACTCCTGCATCAGGCTGTTGCAGGCGTCCAGCATGGTCTTGGCGTCCTGGGCACTGTTCTCGTCGCCGGCCAAGAATCGGTGCAGGGTGTCGACCACGATGATGGCCGGGTTCTCCGGCAGGCCTCGCACCTGCTCAACCACCTGCAGGTAGCCGGCCGGGGTGTTGAGGTCGCAGCCGTCCTTGGACAGCCACATGGCCAGGGAGCCTGCCTGGTGGTGGTGCTTCCAGGCTGCCACGCGACCACGCAGGCCGTGGTGGCCTTCGCCGGCCAGGTAGACCACATTGCCTGGCCGCACCTTCTGGCCGCACCACTCAGCCATGCCGCTGGCCATGCGCAGGCACCAGTCGAGCACCACAAAGGTCTTGCCGCCGCCAGATGGGCCGTGGACCATGATCAGCGCCTGGCTCTGCAGCCAGCGCTTGACCAGCCAGGAGATCGGGGCCGGCTGGGCCGAGAAGTCGTCGGCCGGGATCAGCCAGTTGCTTTTTGGCAGCAGCAGACTGGCCAAGTCATGCCCTGCCTGTGCATAATCGTTTGCGTCTCCCTCGATTGGCGGCATGACCATCCTCGCTCCAAATTTGGCCGAGGCCTGTTCCGCGTATCGCTGTCCCACCCCAGACTTGTCGTTGTCGGCCACGATCACGATGTCCTGTGTCGCGCCGTACATTTCGCGCAAGCTGCCAGTCACCGGCACCAAATTGCTGGCGCTGTAGGCCACCACCACCGGCCTGCTGGTGGTCTCGTGAATGGTCGCCGCGGTTGCGAACCCTTCTGCCACAAACAGCGTGCCAGGCTCGTCCATCGTGCCCACCATCCAGAACTTGCCGCCTGTCTGGCCGCCTGGGTGGTATAGCTTGCCGCCATCGTGGCTGATGTACTGCAGACTGGAGAGTGTGCCGTCCTGATCGTACAGAGGAACCACCAGCCTGCCATCGCCTGTGATGCGCGCGCCATGCGTCTTGATGCCCTTGCGCGCCAGGTAAGGGTGATCTGGGTGTGCCGCGGAGGCCGATGACCAAATCTTCTCGACCGTGTCGGCAGCCACCTGGTGCTGGCGCTCCAGCTCGGCATCGCGCAGCACCTTGGCCTCGGCCACTCGCCTGGCGTGTGCCATCTCCTCACTCGATGTGAGCTTGCGCCCAATGTCTGCGCGCCAGGTCACCTCGACGCCAGCTCTCCAGCAGCCGAAGCGGCCGGCCGGAACGCCATCACCGAAAACCAGATACCAGCCAGGCTTGTCGCCGCCCTTGCCGCCTGTGCCCTTGGTGCCGGACCTGAACCTGTGAATCTTGCCGTCCAGGATCACCTGCTCTGGTGGCTCCAGGCCGGCCGACTTGATGGCGTCGATCAGTTGCTCTTCTGGTGGTGCAACTCTTTTCTCTGGTGGTGGCGACCAGGGGCCGCCCAGGACTTTGGAGAGATCAGCCATTGACCACCTGCCGATCTGCTCTCAATGTGCCGCCTGACTTGACCTCCAGCTCGTACTGCCTCGCCATCGGTGGCGTGTCGCCCCAGGTGTAGATCACCTGTGGCCATATTCCGAGCGCATCGGCCAGCTTTTTCACGCTGCCGTAATGGTCGATTGCTTCCTGTGTCGTCATCGCTGACCTCTCTTTCTGGATAAATTTTCGCAAGGTGTTGACATCTTAACCGGAAACCGTGGTAAAGTTCAACCACTGCGCGAACGGAATTGCCCGAAGGCGCAGCAACCAAGAAGGAGAGCCAACATGGCAATCAACGTAAAGACGACCGGCAGCCTGTCTGCCAACGGTGTGAAAGTCCTGGTCTACGGCCAGGCCGGTGCAGGTAAGACCTCACTGATCAAGACCCTGCCGCAGCCCATCGTGCTGTCTGCTGAAGGAGGCCTGCTGTCCATCCAGGACGCCGACCTGCCCTTCATCGAGATCAGCGACATGGACACGCTGCGGGAGGCTTACACCTGGCTGACTCAGTCCGACGAGGCCAAGGGGTTCCAGTCGGTGGCGCTCGACTCCATCAGCGAGATCGCTGAGGTGGTCCTGAATGCCGAGAAGAAGGCCACCAAAGACCCACGCCAGGCCTACGGTGCGATGCAGGAGCAGATGGCCGACATCATCCGCGCATTCCGCGATCTGCCTGGCCGGCACGTCTACATGAGCGCCAAGCTGGAGAAGACCCAGGACGAGATGGGCCGCGTGCTGTATGCGCCATCGATGCCTGGCAACAAGACCGGCCAGGCGCTGCCTTACTTCTTCGACGAGGTGCTGGCGCTGCGTGTCGAGAAGGACAGCGAGAACAACACCCAGCGCGCCCTGATGTGCGACTCGGACGGCCTCTGGCTGGCCAAGGACCGCAGCGGGAAGCTGGACGCCTGGGAGGCTCCTGATCTGGGAGCCATCATCGCCAAGATCGGAGGGAAGTGATCATGACCAAGTCGATGGAACAACTGGCCGCCCAATGGCTGGAGGCCAAAGAGGCCGAGCGCAAGGCCACCGAGCGCCGCCGTGACTTCGAGGATGCCATGCGCGAGCTGGCTGGTTTTTCGGAGCAGACCGAAGGCACTGAGAACGTCAAGACGCCTGGCTTCGCCATCAAGATCGTCGGCCGCATCGACCGCAAGGTCGACGCCGACAAGGTGCAGGAGCTGGCCGCCGAGCACGGACTGACCGATCACCTGAGCACACTTTTCCGGTGGAAGCCGGAAATCAACATGGCCATCTGGAAGGCGACAGATGAGTCCATCACCAAAGCACTCGCCGGAGCAATCACGGCCAAACCTGGCCGCCCTTCTTTCACCATTGAACCCATCACCACCAAGGAGTAAATCATGGCTTTTCTCGGACAAACCTTTGCAGCATCTGACCTGCCCCAGGGCACCAACAACTTCGAGCCGCTGCCGGCTGGATGGTACACGGCCAACATCACGCAGGCAGAGCTGAAGAGCACGGTCGCTGGCGATGGCCAGTACATCAAGCTGCGCTACGACATCACCGGGCCGACTCACCAGGGCCGCGTGGTCTTCGGCAACCTCAACATCAAGAATGCCAGCGCCAAGGCTGAGGAGATCGGCCGCCAGCAGCTTGGCGAGATCATGCGCGCCATCGGCCTGGCTAAGGTCCAGGACACCGATCAGCTCATCGGTGCCAGCATCCAGGTCAAGCTGGACGTGCGCCCTGCGCGCACCGACGACAAGACTGGCAAGACCTACGAGGCCAGCAATGATGTGAAGGGGTTCAAGGCCGTCAATGGTGGCGCAGCGCCCACCTTTGCCGCTGCAGCTCCTGCAGCAGCTCCTGCAGCCTCTGCAGCGCCGGCCAAGGCCGCGCCGCCCTGGCAGAAGAAGTGAAGTGAAAAGCCCCAGCCTCGTGAGAGGACTGGGGCAAGTTGGCAACTACAGAAGGAGAGTGGGCACCATGAAAATACCCGAACCAGAGCATAGCATCCAAGGCCTGATCGACAAGCACCACGAGAAGCAGGCAGAGCCGCCCAGGCCACACATGGGCTGCAGCCAGTTGGGTCACCCATGTGACAGGTGGCTGTGGCTGTCGTTTCGCTGGGCCGTCCAGCCCCAGTTTCCTGGCCGCATCCTGCGCCTGTTCAGGCGTGGCCAGATGGAGGAGGCCACCATCGTGTCGGACCTGCGCGCCATTGGCATGGACGTTCGCACGAGCCGGCAGCAGGCGCGCGTGGACTTCGGTGCGCATGTGTCCGGCAGCATCGACGCCATCATCGAGTCTGGCGTGCCTGCAGCGCCCAAGAAGCGCCATGTGGCCGAGTTCAAGACGCACAGCTCCAAGAGCTTTGCCGACCTGGAGAAGAACGGGGTCGAGAAGTCCAAGCCCGAGCACTTCGTCCAGATGCAGCTCTACATGCACGGCACCGAGATCGACCGCGCCCTGTATGTGGCCGTCTGCAAGGACGATGACCGCATCTACACCGAGCGTGTGCGTTACGACAAAGAGGTGGCCGAGAAGTTCATCGCACGCGGCCGCAGGCTGGCGCTGGAGGACCGCATGCCGCCACCCATCAGCACCGACCCGAGCTGGTATCAGTGCAAGTTCTGCGATGCGCACGAGTTCTGCCACGAGACCAAGACCACCAAGCACGTCAACTGCCGCACCTGCGCGCACAGCACGGCCAAGGAGGACAGCACATGGCGCTGCGAGCGCCACGAGGCCGATGGCATCCCTGTCGAGTTCCAGCGCCAGGCTTGCGACAGTCACGTCCTGCACCCTGACTTGGTTCCCTGGGAGCGCAAGGACGGCCTGGACCAGTGGACGGCTGTCTACGTCATCGAAGGCCGCGATGTGGCCAACGGTGAAGGCGATGCGCACGTCTACACCAGCCGCGAGATTCTGGCTAATCCAAAAATGTGTAGCTTGGGCGATGAATATGTGGAGAACATGCGCGCAGAGTGCGGCGGGAGGATTGTTGGATGAATGGGAGTCTAAATGAGTTGGCTTTATTCGCAGGCGCTGGTGGAGGAATACTTGGTGGACACCTCCTTGGATGGCGAACAGTCTGTGCAGTTGAGTGGGAACCCTACGCAGCTAGCGTACTTGTCGCCAGACAAAATGACGGAATACTCCCGCCTTTCCCGATTTGGGATGATGTTCAAACCTTTGACGGTAGACCGTGGCGCGGTCGTGTTGATGTCGTATCTGGCGGCTTTCCCTGTCAAGCCTATTCATCAGCGGCTCGAGGCCGCAATACAGCGGACGACCTTTGGCCGGAGATGCGGAGAGTCGTGGCAGATGTCGCTCCTAGGTACGTTTTTGCCGAAAACGTCAGCCGAGTTGCGATTGACCAAGCGGCCAATGACCTTGAGCAGATGGGTTACAAAACCAAAGCACTTGCCTTATCCGCGCAGGACTTGGGTGCTGACCACATTCGGCCACGATACTGGTTACTTGCATACGCCGACGACAATCGCAAATTTTTGCGCACCATCAATGCAAAAACACCCGTCTTGCAGAGAGTGGGTAAAAACGTTTGGGAAAGTTACGCCACTGAACTACGAATGGCTGATGGGATGGCCTCTCGGGTGGACAGGCTTAAGGCCGTTGGAAATGGGCAGGTGCCATTATGCGCAGCAGAAGCATGGAGGATTTTGACAAATGCTTCGTGACTATCAACAGCGCACTATTGATCAGCTATACGCATGGTTTGAGGCTGGCGGTAAAGGCAATCCGTGCCTGGTGCTGCCGACTGGATCTGGAAAGAGCCATATCGTTGCTGCACTGTGCAAAGATGCTCTGCAAAACTGGCCCGATACGCGCGTGTTGATGCTCACGCACGTTAAGGAGCTGATTGAACAGAACGCCGAGAAGATGCGTCTGCATTGGCCAGGTGCGCCAATGGGTATCTATAGCGCCAGCATTGGAAAGAAGCAACTCGGTGAGCCGATCACATTCGCTGGCATTCAGTCCATCCGCACCAAGGCCAAGCAGATCGGCCACGTTGACCTGGTGATCATCGACGAGTGCCACCTGGTCAACCACAAGGACGAAGGCGGGTATCGCCAGTTCCTGGCCGACCTGAAGGCCATCAACCCTGCGTTGCGTGTCATCGGACTGACGGCAACGCCTTACCGCCTGGGGCACGGCCTGATCACCGACAAGCCTGCGCTGTTCGATGACCTGATCGAGCCTGTCAGCATCGAAGAGCTGGTGTTCAAGGGATACCTGGCCACGCTGCGCAGCAAGGTCACCAAGGCCAAGCTGGACACCACTGGCGTCCACAAGCGTGGTGGCGAGTTCATCGAGTCCGAGCTGCAGGCTGCAGTCGACACCGACGACAACAACCAGAAGGTGGTGCGCGAGGTCATCGACCTGGCTGGCGACCGCAAGGCCTGGCTCGTGTTCTGCACTGGCGTCAAGCACGCCCAGCACGTGGCCGAAGTCCTGCGCCAGCATGGCGTGACGGCTGAGTGCGTGACAGGCGAAACGCCGAAGAAGGAGCGCGAGTACCTGCTGACCGAGTTCAAAGCAGGCCGCATCCGAGCGCTCACCAACGCCAACGTGCTGACCACCGGCTTCGACTACCCTGACATTGACCTGATCGCCATGCTGCGCCCGACCATGTCGG